CTTGGAACCACCAAAACCGTCACGAACAAAAATTCGAATTCCTGCGAATTCGGTGCCTGCATAACACCCACCATGTTTCACAAACGTAAAACCCCACCGACTCGGCAAAACGCCTGGCAGTGGGGTTTCAAACGTGCCTCCAGCAGGATTCGAACCCGCGACCAAAAACCCCACAACCAGCAAAATACCAACAACACCCCTAGGCGCCACGACAATCCCACGACGCCTGCAAAACCCCATCCATAGCGCGCGCAACCTCATCCAAATCGCCGTCAAAAAGATCCGCATAAACATCCAACGTCATCGCCGCCGACGCATGCCCCAACTGCCTTTGCACAACCTTCACACTCGCCCCAGAAGCCACCATCAACCCCGCAGCCACATGCCGCAACCCATGCGGCGTCACCCACGGAAAATCCGCATCAGCCCCCATAGCACGCTGCACCGCACCATAAAACCACCCATCATAACCAGGCACCCGCATAAACCCACCATCTGACTCCCTAGGCCACAACAGCGCATCCCTAGCCTTCCCCTCCATCAACGGCACCAGCATCTGCATCACCCTACGCGGCACCGCCACCGTCCGCCGCTCATGATTCTTCGGCGACCCCACATGCACCTCATACCCCACCGTCACCGCATTACGAGTAATACTAAGCCGACCCCTAGCCTCATTCACATCACACACTCGAAGCGCCACCGCCTCACCCCACCGCAAACCAGTCGTCGCCAACACCCACACAAGCTCCTGGTAACGACTACACTGATCCACTAAAAACTGCACCTGCTCCACCGTCAAATACACCTTCTTCGACTTAGCGCGCCGCGGCAACCGCACACCCCGCGCCGGGTTCGCTTTCAACAGCCCGTCCAGTACCGCCAGGTCCAGCACTTGGGCCAGGCAGGCGTGGGCGTGCCGGACCGTGGCAGCCGCACGATCAATACCCGCCACCCATTCCTGCACATCACTAGGTCTCACCCCCATGATTGACACGCCACCCCACCTAGGTCGCACATGCACCCGCCACGACTGCTCAGTCGTCCGCATAGTTGACGGCTTCAAATGAGTCTGCATAGCAAGCCAGCGATCCCCAAGCTCCCCCACCGTGATAGATGTTTTCGTCGGAGCCCGCCACTGCCCAGCATGGATATCCGTAGCATTCTTAGCCGACCAAGCCTCCGCCTCTGCCTTAGTGCGGAACCCCTGCTTCGTGCGGCCCCGACCATCAGGCGACCGGTACTGCACCCGCCACGCATACCCCTTAGCCGTCTTGTATTTACGAATCGACGCCATTCTTTGTTCCCTTTTGCTCCTTGTTCCCGAAAAGGGCCCCACCAAATCAGCAAGGGCCACAAAAATTTACAGGCTAGTTACAGGCCAATTACGGGCCCAACATTGTCCACACTAGCGTCCACCAATCACCACAGGTCAAACCGTAAAAACAGGGCAAACTGCCGCATTAACACCTGCAACATTGTCCATTTAATACTCACTTAGCGTCGCTTCCACCATCGCATTATCTTTATCAATAGGGGTCACTGTGCAAGTCCAATTCGTCCGCAACGTTGCGCCGAAAGCATTCTGGGCATCCACATGCCCGTGAATCGTCCAATCCTTATGGTCAGCGCTCTGCACCGCAATGAAATCGAAAAGCCCCTCAAACTTCGCAGTAGACGGCGATTTTAACTGCTGCTTAATCCGATCGTGGCACAAATAACGAGCCCGGTTATCACTCCACCCCATGATCCGATCAGCATCATAAGGCTCACTACTCGGACTACTGTATTCCGGCGAAAGCGTCGAAATAACGTTACTATACGACGTTGGATAGGCAATAGCCTTCTCACCAATCCCCAATGTTCGTCCCCAACTGCCTTGGCCCCAAAGCGCAAGCCCACATAAAACAACACCAATAATGATTGCTAAATTACGCAGTGTAGAGCCATTAATACCATCATTATCCTTGGTTGTATTACCGGCCTTAACGCTTTCCGCACCAGCAGTTGGCTTCACCACTGCCGTATGCGCTACCGTGCCGGACGGTACCTTAGCCGGTTGGATCTTGCTTAGTGCTGCTGGTCGGGCGTACGCAGAAGGAACAGGCTTCGATGGCTTCGGCGGGGTAATGACTTTACCTTTCTTGTCCCCCCGGTAAGCGTTAGGCACGCTATACGAAGACGCTTTAGGCACTAACTGCACGTTAGGTGGAATTGCCGTGTCAGTAGCAAGAAGATACAAGTGCAAGTTAATGAACCCATACTCATCACGCTTATATCTGCCTTGAACAATGGCCGTTTTCCCACTAGCCGCAATCCGATTAATAAACGGCAAATACGTTGCCGTGCGACTTCGAGAAATATATCCAACAGTTTGCCCTCCGTACCGGATACTAATGGCATTAGGATCATACGGATTATCCGGCTCCGGTACCACCTCGAACAACGTAGCGGTCTCAGGAACCCGAATATTTTCATAAAACTCGGTTCCAACAGCTTTCACAGTCGGACGCTGCGAAGCCTGAAGAAGTATGGGCTCCATGGTCGTCAGCTCGCACCCAACCCAACACAAGCAACCCCACAAACAACCACGACACCGGCCAACAGTGCCGCTAATTTCCTCATGAAAAACACCCTTCCAAAAATGAAAAATAAGAACCAATAAAGCGTCTTAAAGGAAACTCTTCACCCGAGCACGCAGCTCGGCCGCGAAACCATAAATATCCGCCACCACATTTAGGTCATGCATGTGCTCTTTCTTATCAGCGTCAAAAATGCCAATGCGTGGTGTTTTACGGTCGAAATACAGCCGGGCAATGGGCTTACGGTTGTTGTCCTTGTAAAGAATGGCGCAATAGCTCTTCGCATCACGGATCACCACATCAGTTGCCGGCACCTCAGAACAGCAAATAGCCCGAATAATGCTATACCCCTCAATCTCCTCATCAGTAGTGACGATCCCGTTATCCGCGCCGGGCTCTTCCTGCACGGGGCTGATGGTGGTATCAGCGGTGGAGGCTTGGGAGGGTTGTTCCAGCATGGCTGTAGTGGGGGAGTCATCATAGTCTTGTGCTGACCGTAGCCGCCGGTTGGCTTCGTCCTTCAGTAGCTGCGATGAGGCAGTGGCCACGAGCGTAGTGAACGCCTCCAGGTTTTGGGCTGTCATGCGTTTCGATGTGATTTTGGAGGCGATGAATTTCACCCACTCAGGTGACGGCTCTTTCAAGAAGCCGCTGAGAAGCTTTTTGATCTCCGCAATGTATTTCAGCTGCTCAGCATTCGTCGTGATAGTGCCCGAGTCGAATTTTGATTTGGTGCACATCTCCAGGTAGGGCAGCACGCGGGGGTCGATATTGCTCAAGTCAATCGTCATAAAGGGACGCTCGTCCATGCGATTGACCGCATCCAGCTGGGCATAGAATTCGTACACCTCGCCGTTGGTGAGGATAGCGAATTCGGTATCGGTCGCGTTGAAGTAGCGTATCAGCTGTTTAGCGTGGTCGATACTGAGCGGCTCCCCGATCTTCTTACATTCGATCAGGAAGCGGAAATCCTCTCCGGCTTTAATAGCGAAATCGACCTTCTCTCCCTTTTTCACGCCTATATCAGCGGTGTACTCGGGGATGACTTCGCGTGGGTCTGTGGCGTCATCCCCTAGGACCGTGCTGATGAAGGGGATGATGAAAGCAGTTTTAGTCGCTTCCTCGGTTTCGATAATAGGCTTGAGGTCTTTCACCTTCGCGGCTAGAGTTTCGATGCTTTGCGCAATACTCACAGGGGATTCCTTTGCAAATAGTGGAGGTTAATGCTTGGGATAAAAGCCAGGATCAGCTGAGGCTGAGGCCACATGCACTCACATGCCGGGTACGGCCAACACGGTAAAGTCGCTCCCAGGTGCGCAGCAAGTGCACGGTAACACCTAACTCGGCGGCCATGGCCACGGGCTCGGAATCGCATTCCCACGCGGCTTCTTCTACCAGGCCATCATCTAGCAGCTGGTTAGCTGCCCATTCATCGGCTTCGCGTTCATTATCCGGTGTGGAGCAATCATGATTGTGATACGCATGGCCTAACTCATGGGCAACAGCGCACACCCGGGTTATCGGGTCTAACCCATGCCGGGCATAGATCGTACGAGTCAGGGGATGCCAGCATGCATTCATGCGTGGGGTAAGCGCCCCCGTTTCGACAAGGCGAACACCAAACTGATGCAATAAAAATTCCAGCCGTTGTTCAGTATCATTCATAATGGCTCCTCAAAAACTGATAATGAACTTAATCAAGTATGAAACAAAACCACACGAAAGGCAATAAATTTCGGCGAAAAAATATGTGTAATAAATCTCAAAAACAAGGAAACCAAGACATGATCGCGTATATCAAACTAAAACCCCCGATACTGCCTGCTCAAACCCTGTTTTCAGGGCTGTAACAAGCATATCAGGGGTTTTCGGAGTTGAACCCCAGCAACCCCAACACCTCAGCTTTCGAATCTTTTATGTGAAATGCTCCTCAATGGGGGGAGTCGCCTGCTGCGCGGCTACTCGCTCCACGCCCGCATTAATCCGGGCAATAATCGCGTCATCATCAAAAACATCAACAGCAGGTTTGCGCTGGGTGCTTCGGATACCAACAGGCTTGTTTTCGGAGGGGATGTGCCTTACCGTCTGCTCCAATATATTAGATTCAGGAACAATTCGGCGCGCCAGCTCCAGCACTAGGGCGGCATCATCGGCGGTCTCCAGGAGCTGCCCCTCCGAATCCAGATACTCAAGCACGTCTTCATGCTTGATCCTGCCTAATTCAACCAGCGCCAAGGTTTGATTAATGCCTAGCTCATCGCATAGCCGTATCAAATCATCTGATGGCAGCCCTTCATTCAAACGCTTGTTGGCGGTTTTACGTGTAACTCCAAGGATCGACGCGATTTCCTGATCCGTTATCCGCCTGTGTGCTGATTCGCTCAACCATCGCTTGATCTCCATACAAATATGCTATCACTCTGGGTAATATTTTACTCAGTGGGTGTGCTGGGGGCTGGGGATTTAGTTATTTGCCGCATTTATATGAGTAATGCACGTTGCTCACTAACGGCTAATTGTGTAAATTCGGTTACATATCAACGCAAAGAAAGCTAAAGAGGGAATGTATTTACTCAATTTAAATGAGGTTGATCGAGTTAAAAGAATGCATCAAATAGCCTCAAATACTGCATTAGCAGAAAAAACGCAAATTAGTAGAAAAACCTGGTCAAGCGCCCTGAACACCCGGAAACCCACTATCACGGTTTTGGACGCTCTTGCCGATTTGGGTGCCCGGCCTGACAAAATTCTCGTTTTGGATGGGGCCTGAGTAGCCCCTATTCGTCGTAAAGCCTAGTAAAAAGCAAAAACCCCGCTTCACAGCGGGGCGGAACAAGAAACGATAAAGAAAGTATAACACGAATGCATTATTTATTCAAAGTGAAAGTGCCCGGCACCCCGAACACGGTCGATGCGACCCTGATTGATGGGCGAATCTGGGTCACACTGTCGTCAGTGTGCAACAGCCTGGGCATCCACCAGCCCACACAACAAGACCGCCTAAAACTCACATGTTGGGCGAAGATCGAGCGGATCCCCCTGGTGACCGAACGCGGCCGAGAACAAACCATGTACGTGATCGACCGCCGCACACTAACCATGTGGCTGGCCACCCTAGGTGTCTACCGCAACAAGGCCACCCGGAAAACCTTGGAAGCCTACCAAAAAAACATTGATGACGTCCTAGACCGACTCCAGCAAGGCCTGCGTGGGGAGAAAAACTACCCCACCGCACCACTAGCAGAGAAGGTGCAGTAAGCATGAGCCGCTGTAAAACCCCCGCATCTAAACGCCGCCGCCCGCGCCGGGAGGGGGAGTGGTTGACACTGCCGGAGGCCGCTGCATATACGAAGATCCATCGTCAAACGTTGCGGGTGTTGCTGTTGAGTGGGGAGATCCCCTACAGCCGGAAAACCGCCCGGCCGCGCTCCCCGTATCTGATCGAGCGTGAGCATTTAGATAGCTATCTTGCCCGGGTGCGGGATGATTGCCGCGCCGCCGCTGGGGGAGGTGCCTAATGCCCAGGCGTGAAGAAGCCCCGATATTGCTTGTTCAGACCTTGTTTTTGGGCCCGTGGCAAGCATATCAGGGATTTTGGGAGTTAAGCCCCAGCGTCCGGTATATCCCGCCTCAGGCCACGGTAGGCGTCGTTAATGATCGTCGTGATATCCGTGTTCAAATGTTGACAGCACCGGTAGAGAACCGGGACGGGTATATCCCGAATTCCCTTCAGATACCTGCCCAAAGTCACGTATTCGATACCGGTATCACGGGAGAGTTGGCGGACGGATTTTCCGTCGAATGCCGCAGCAGCCCTGATTGCTGCTCCAACAGCGGTGTTGAAACCCTCGGCGGATTTGATTTCGCTTTCCTCCATATCAACAACTATAGCCGTACGGCGATAAAAGAAAGCTGGCGGGTAGCTAAGATACGGTTGACTATAGACCAAAAAGAATACTATTGTAGCCATATGGCATGTATAAGATTCATTTTGGGTAGTTTTTTAATCAGTAGACCTAACCAGAAAGGAAACAATAATGTCTACCACACCATATGGTGCTGACTCGTACTACGACCCATATGAGGAGTTGGACCGGCGGTTTGACTATCGGGTTTTGGATGATGAAACCCGGGCGCTGCGGATCGCTGTGGGCCGACAGTTTAAGAATTTCGCCAGGAATCTGGAGGCAATGCTTGATGACAGCAGGGAGAAAAACCTGGCCTTAGAGCGTCTGGAGGAGGCGATGATGTGGTCGAATGCCTCGCTGGCCCGCGGTGCTGAGACCAGCTAGCGGGATAAGGATAGCCCTGGCCTGGTTGGTCGCCCCAAAGGGTGTGTGTGGGGGGTTCGATTCCCCCGGAGGGTGCTAGGCCCCAGCGTGGGGCGTGTTGTATAGCGAACTCGATAGTGGAAACACCTTAAGATGCCCTCCCTCTGTGGGGGAGGGCTAAGTCTACCAGGGGCCTGATGTTTGGGCTCCTGTTAGGTTCATGCTCCGGTGAGGTAAAACCAGACTGCTTGTTGGTTTCGTGTTTGGTCAAGATAATTGGTTGGTTTTACGCGGGTTCGACCCCCGCCATGAGCGCTACCCGCCTAACTAGCCGGGCGGGAACCTGGTGCCCCGTGGCTGAGGAAGACCACGGGGCACCCCAAAAACAGAAGTTAAGGAGTAGCCAATGACGAAGCTCACCTACTTGGAAGAGGATGCTGCCCTGATTGTGGAGAACCTGCCGGAGGGGTTCGAAGCAACAGCTGAAACAGCGCCGCTTTTCCTGATCTACGCGGTGCTGATGCGTGCTAAAGGCATCTACACGACGCTGGAAGACGTCCACGATGCGTGGGCTGCGTGGCGCACCACCACCAACCCAAACCATAGCGATTTAGTGCCCTTCGGCCAGCTTACTAAGGAAACCCGGGCGTTGGATCGCCCGTTCCTTCACGCAATCCATGCGGCAGCCCACATCCGAAACAACCAAACCGAAAAGGAGTCATAATGAATCCCGTACTCGTTATCTCAATGGTAGCGATAGCTATTTCTCTCACCGCCCTGGGCGTTTCAATCAGTGCCCACATGGCCGCCCGCGACTGCCGCAGGGTGACCGTGATGTTCATGACCACGGTGATGGAGTACCTGGATGGGGATGGCCAGGTAGGGGTTTGCGTGAAAAAAATCACTGGTGCCGCTGCTGATGCTGATGGTGATAAAAAACCAAATGATCGGGTGGTAAAGCGTCTCCGAGATGACCACAACCGCTAAAACCACCAGCCGGCAACAGCGGCCGCTCACTCCCGACGGTATTCTCCTCGCCCCGTGCCATCAGGTGCTCCTCCCGTTTTGGGATGGGCGCCTGTACATGGAGAAGGAAGAAATGATGCTAGCCCGCCATGAACAGGCAAAGTATCTTTGCCGCCAATGCCCGCTGCTGGAGGCATGCGGCCGCTACCTGGAGCGCATGGAAGAACAACGAATGCCCGTCGACGGGGTAGTAGCAGGCCGCTATTACACGCCGAAAAAACGCCGGCGGCGTAAAAAATAGTCGCACACCTGCTAAGGGGATCGAGTTTTTCGATGCCCTTAGCCGGCTCAAACCCGCAACATCTGGCGCCCCCGATAGGGGGGTGATTAGTAATCACCCCCCAAGATTAAGGACTGCAAATGGATAACAAGATCACACCATTCACATTCAACGATATCGAGGTGCGGGTTATTACCCGCGGCGGTGTCCCTTGGTGGGTTGCCGCCGATGTGGCCCACGCACTGGGGTACCGTGACGCGGGCAGGATAACCCGGTACGTGCGAGACCATCAAAAGGGGTCACAAAAATTGTGTACCCTTGGCGGCTCACAAGAGCTGCAGGTCATCAATGAGGCTGGCCTATACATGGCTATCATGAAATCCCATTCCCCACATGCCGAGAAGTTTCAGGATTGGGTGACCGAAGAAGTTTTGCCGGCGATTCGGTCGCATGGTGGTTATCTCACCCCGGAGGCGACAGCCCAAGCGCTGTCTGACCCGGATTTTATTATCCGCCTAGCTACGCAGTTGAAGGAGGAGCGGGCCCAGCGTTTGGAGTTGGAGACCCGGGTGGAAGAGGCTGCACCCAAGGTGATTTTTGCTGATGCTGTGAGCGCATCGACCACCTCGATCCTGGTGGGTGACCTGGCGAAGATCCTCAAGGGCAATTGTATTGATATTGGTGCTAACCGGCTCTTCACCTGGCTACGGGCCCATGGATACCTCGCCTCCCGCCGTGGTGCTGATTGGAACAGCCCCACCCAGAAAGCCATGGAGCTGGGCCTCTTCGAGATCAAGGAGACCGTCATCACCCACGCCGATGGGCATATCACGGTCAGTAAAACCCCGAAAGTCACGGGCAAGGGCCAACAATATTTCATCAGCCGTTTCCTTGATGGGCGGTTCGATATCAACGACACAGGCGTCACAGTGACGAAACAAGGAGTATAAAAGGAATGACCACGAGCACCCCCACTTACGAATCTCGCCTAGCACTACGATCCCTCCGCAGGCACGCCGCAGGTAAAAAGACCGGGCGGGCTGGGGCACGGGCCATGGAAGCCCTCGGGTACGTTACCGAGGACGGCACTATCACCCCGGCCGGCAACCAAGCCCTACACGGTGAAAAATAGGCAGCACCTATGATAAAGCACCCGGAAATCCGTGATGCTCTCTACGAAAATGAGAAAAATAAACTCCGGCTCGAAATGAAACGCGAACGCCTTCAGGCGGCTAACCGCTGCTGCGCCCTGGAGGCTACTGGTTGCCACCCGCACCAGCAGATACACATTTGCGCCAGGCGCAGTGGGCACCGCGGCGGCCACCACGACTACGACACCGGATTCCACTGGAAATGGGACAAAGAAGAAGGAACAACGAAATGACAGATCACCCCTCAATCCAGCAAATGCTAGACAGCCTGAAATATCTCCGGGAAGAAACAACCCTCCTAGATGAGAAGGATGGAAAACACCTACGGGTGGTGTCCCGCTGGATAGATTTCCTGCTAGACGACACCGACTACCAAGAGATGCGAAACCAGCCTGAACTCCTAGACAAACCCGACGACTATGGGACGCTCGTGACGTTCCTTCCTGACCTGCCAGGGATCGGAGAAGGATCAAAATACATTATCGAGATCAGCCATCAAGGAGCCGACGATATCACTATCACCATCAGTGATGACTGTAAGTACGACGCCTGCAAGATCACGCAGAAAAACCTCTACCAGCTAGCCCGAATGGCGCTAGTCATCCTCCTACAGACGGAAAACCTTAAAACCAGAGAATGGAACAAAAATGAACGCCCCGGCAAATAGCCTAGCGCCGATGCTGGAGGCCATCGGCCGGCTCAAAAAATACGCCCCCGCAGAGCCTCTGGACCGCCAAGACATCAACACGATCATTGATACAATTGAGGCTCTGACCGACAGCCCAACCTACCAGCCAACAGACAGCGTAGGATACGGCAGGCTCGACGAAGAAGGCTACAGGGACGGGCTCTTAGTGCTACAAAATGGCGCACTACAAGGGTTTGTGATGGTTGACCACTGCGGCCCTGACTGCATCATCCTGAGGACGGAAACTAAGCGAGATGCCCACCACATCACCCGGGATCAGCTCTACCGGCTAGCCGCCGGTATCCTCACGGTACTAGCACACGTCGATTACCCCGACCAAAAATAAGTAGAACAAACTTTCCAATTATTGGATTACTAGTCGGCTATCCGCCATGATTCCGCCACACTCCCGAAGCTGCTCTCGTGCCTCTAAAAGTAGCTTCGGTGGCACCCCGGCGCGCTCGGCCTCAGTAATCGCCCGGTTTAGGGCTTCGCTGGCGTTTAGGGCTTCGTTAGCGGCTGCTATGAGCTTCTCGGTGGTGTCGGTGAGTTCCGATAGTTTATCCGTGACTCCTGCCAGGCTTTCGCTAGCGCTGGGGTCAATGGTGAAAGCTTCCACTGGAATGTTTAGCACTTCGGCTAGGGCGGTGGCTTCCCAGATTCGCGGTATGCGCTCCCCGGATTCGATACGCCGGAGATTGGTCATGTGCATTGTATGGCCGGCTCCTTCTAGCTGGCGACCTAGCTCTGCTAATGACCATCCGGCCCTCTTCCGGTAGTAGATGAGATTCTGACCAAAAATGCTACTTTTATCCACTCTTTAACCCTATCATGAGCACAATGTGTGTTGACATGAGGGGCGGTATTACTTAATATTTGCCCTATACATGTTTAAACACATATCGTGCTTGAAATTCCCCATATTCCCACAGAAAAAATCACAAATAGAACATTTATCGCCGTTGTTAGCAAAAGCTAGCAAGCTGCCACCGCCTAAAAGGAGACCCGTTATGGCAACGAAGACCGCCACCGCCCCCAAAGATGACCGTCTGTTTATCCGTATCACTCTCGATTTTTTCGATAGCGAAAAGGTGTTTCCACTATCACCAGCCGCCAAGCTGGCTTTCATTGAGATGATTGCTTGGTCGGCCCGCCAGCACACTGACGGGCGAATCAGGAAACGGCTAGCACTTGCTAGGTGGACGTCAGAAGTTGTCGAAGAGCTCCTAGATAGTGATCCTGAACGCCCCTTACTGGCCGAGGGTGAGAGCGATTATTTCATCCATGACTATGCGGAGCATCAGCAAACCACCGCCGATATTGAGGCGGTGCGTGAAGCCCGGCGCGCGGCTGGGCGTAAAGGTGGGCTTGCTAAAGCCGCAGCTCAAAAGGGTGTTTCTAGCAAAAAGGTAGCAAAAGCTAGCAAGCCGCTAGCAAAACCTGCCGAGAAAGAGAATGAGAAAGAGAACTATAAAAAGAAAGGGGAAAGAAAAACCCGCACCACGGTAGCGGCCCCTGTTGCGCTTTGTCCCGTGCCCGACGCCCCCTCCTCTCCTCAAATCGAAATTGGGTTGACCCCCACAGGGGTGGCGCCTGCTGCCGCAGTCGGCCACCCTGCCGCCTCGGAGTCTCAAGAGCCGAAGCCGGTGAGTGCCCCACAGCCAGTGGTGGTTGATCCCCAGCCCGCGGTAGAGCCCGCGCCCGCCCCGGTTCTTGATGATCCGTGGGCTGGGCTGCCCGACCTTGCCGGCCACCAGACCGCCCAGGCATCCGACACAAATCGTGCTGATAGCCGGGTGCCTGCCTGTCTCAACCCCACCAGTGAGAAAACGACCGCGAAGGATCAGGCTGTAGTGGCTGCTGTCCGGGCGTACCAGGTGATTGGCACCCCTGCGGAGTGGTCAAGTCCTGACGACCCGCGGTGCCGGAAACACGCCTACCTGCCGCGGGAAGAAGTGCCGCCATGCCGTAACTGCATGCGGGCTAGGCGGTGGTTCGAGCAGCGCGCTGATGCGGAAAAGCAGGCACATTTAGCAGCTATCCACGCCTGCCCTTTGTGCGATGAGCTTGGCTATGTAGCGGTCAAGAACGCCGCAGGTGAAACGACGGGTGTGGCGCACTGCGATCACACTGGCGAGCTGCCGAAACCGAAAGCAGAGACCCAGCCCCGCCCTGCTGGCCGGGGTATGCCCGCGCACTTACGCGAGAAACTAGACGGCATCCTGGGGCGTAAAACTGCCCAAGAAACCGCCCCAGAAGCCCCGCAGAAGCCCGAAACCCCCAACACCCACACTGATACCCCAAACCATGATCCAAGCCCGGCAGAAGAGCGTTCAGGTGAACTCGTAGCAGTGGGAGTGGCATCATGAGCCGAGACCCATTCTTCGACGCCATTCGGGAGCGGCTTTTACCTGACGCCACCGACACCGAAATCGAAAGTTTGTTTGGTCAGTATTTGGGTGCCCAGCCCGAGCCTGCATTCATCGCTCACATTGCTGGTGACCCCAAACCCCAAGGGTCTAAACGCTACGTGGGCGGTGGGCGCGTCATCGAAGACAACCCCGGCACACGGGTGTGGCGGCAATCCGCACAACTCCAGCTCGCCACTTACCGTAGCCGCCAACTGAAAGCCCCCATCGACGAAGCGGTACTGGTGCAAGCGGTTTTCTGCCTACCCCGCCCTAAAAGCGTCCGCAGCACACTCCCCACGTCTAAATCCTCATACGACCTCGACAAGCTATGCCGGGCGCTAGGGGACGCCCTAGAAGGGGCCGGTGTGCTCAAAAACGACTCCCGAATCACCACATGGCACGCCCGTAAACGCTACGCCGAAGCCGACAGCAACGGGCCAGCTATCACCGGCGTGTTCCTACGAATCTATAAGGAAAAACAATAATGTGTACGCTGTTAGACGAAAAAACCCGGCGCGCCCGTAAACCACACGAGTGCTATGCGTGCGGGGCAACAATCAACCCCGGTGAGGAATACTACTGGGAAAAATATGTAAACTGCGATGGCCTGTATGAACTGAAAAGCTGCTTAGCTTGCGACATGGCCTTCTCTGAAGTATGGGACTACGTGGGTGAATGGCGGTGCATATCTGACGAAGGCATCGGCTTCGAGGACTATCTCGAATGGGCGACCGACCCCGACTACGATGACGCCCCCGCCAAGCAAGCCTGGCGTCAGCGTGCCGGCTACACCAGAGAAGGGAAGCTCATTAAATGATCCTCGACGTTACCTGTGGTGCCAGGCTCATGTGGCATGATAAGCGCTATCCTGGTGTGATCTACGCCGACCAGCGAGCAGTACAACACCAGCTATCAGATGGCCGGGAAATCACCATCAGCCCAAACATTCGGCTCGACTACCGCGCCCTACCCTTCCGTGACAACACATTCCACCTCATCAACCTAGACCCACCCCACCTCCAGCGCGCCGGGGCGACTGGGTGGATGTGCCAGAAATATGGGGTTCTCATGACCACGTGGCGGGAAGACCTGCGCCAGTGCTTCGTTGAGTGTTTCCGGGTGCTTGCCCCGGGCGGCACGCTCACCCTCAAATGGAATCAAACCCACATCCCGCTCCGGGAGGTACTGGAACTATCACCATACCCGCCCCTGTATGGCACCCGCCACGGCAAAAACAATGCTACGTCCTTCACGGTTTTCCATAAACCAATGGGATCAGGAGGTTTTCGAGTTGAACCCCAGCCGCTAGACAATTGCCCGCTCTACGCAGACCGAGAAAAATAATCCCCGCCATAAAATACCAACTAGGCGACACTTAAGGAGCCATCATGAGTCTATCCGATCTATACCCGCCTATGCCTGCAGAGTTAGACCCCTACCTAGGGCTGACTATCGACGCGGTGCCAGACAACCTCAAGGGATGTCTAAAGGGGCAGCCGTTCATAGAGATATCATCTAGTAAGCCTGTTGTGCTGCTAGCCGATATCTGTTCATCAAGGCAGCGTTACCCTGTACTTGACTTGCAAATTGACTGTATCCGCTATGTAAACATTGCCGATTTAGCGCTTGCCCTAGATGAAGAACTTCCAACCTATTTAACCTGCGAATCGCTCTATCTGATCCAGAACCCGGGCGAATACATAGACATCGAGGATGGCAAGCACCACATCATGGACACGATGGGGTGGCGGTTGCACCGTATCCCTCAGGAAGTTTGGCCCCACCTGAAACTAATGGACCAGTGGTTTCTCGACCTGGACCGTCACCGAGAAGTGTTGCTCGAAAGCTATATTGGGGGCGACTGTCGGGTAAAAGCCTCCAACCTCGTGCCGTTTCCAGGGAGCTGCTGGTGGGCCCCCGCTCGGCGGCTAAAAGTTATTGATCGGTTTGCTAATTTCTAGCCGCACCATGCCAGTTCTCACTATCGGATGAATGTGGTAAAGAACACAGTCGCATCTCCTTAAAAACCTATACCCCCACTTGACGGATACAGTGTGACGCTGTATAATAAAGGATGTAAGCCAAACGGTTTACAGAAAACTCAATAGTGGAGGGGAGGTGACCCCAGATGACCGACAAGGTTAGCCTGGCTCTCTCGGCGATTGCCGTAGCCACCGGCATCCTGACCTACTTGCAAGGCAGGAAACCCGGAGGCAAGCATCGGAAGCGGAAACGCTACCGTCGCGGTAAGCGCCAACGGTAACCCCCGGGTGAGCTAACAGCAACTTAGCTCACCCGGGGGAGACCCCACCACCCTACCACGTGAATCCCCAGGAAGGAGGAAAGCCCATGAAAGCGCGACCCATGTACATCGTATCGGTAACCGCATTTACCGCGGCGATAATCACTGCGTTATATAACAAAAGTGTAAGCATTGCTACTGCTACGCTACTCGTTATTGCCGCTGTAATCCTCGGGTACATCACCTGCACCGGCCGCTGGCGCCGCTAACCAGCAACCCCACTAGCCGAAGCTGGTGGGGTTTTCGAGTTCAACCCCAGCTTCCATTAGAAAGACTCCATGATGATTGATATCACCCTCGCCAAAGATATCCCACACCGAACAACCATCACCGATGGCGGAATAGAATACTGGACCGTCACGGCTATCACCCAGCACATCGGCGTCGCTAAGGCCACCTTCGCTAGCTACGTTGCCCGTGGCCAAGCCCCACAACCCGCATTCCAGCTAGAACGCACCCGCCTATGGGACGCCGCCGAAATCAAACGATGGCATGCTTCACGCCCCACAAAGTAACCACACCCCCCGCCCTTCGCCTCCCAGGGTGCGGTGAATGCCGCTAGTAGTTGGACCTCAGCTTTACTATTGCCTCACGCATACCAGCTGGGGAACGGGAGGAAACCATGGGCGCCACCACTGAGACAGGCCTACGAGCCACGCTACGTGGCCTACAGGGCCTCTGGGTAGAACTAGAGTCCGCCAAGTACCCCACCCCCACCCGTATAACGAACCCCCAGGGGGGTAAGAAACCCGGGGCCCACCCCACTACACCAGGCGGGGCCGCCACCACCCTAGACATCGACCTCACCCTTAGGCTCTTCGAGGTCGCCCGAGACATCGCCAACCACATCCAACCAAGCCGCATCCTCACCTGCGACGCCCACCAACTCCTCGACTTCCTCACCTTCAATGCTGGACTCATCGCCGACCTGGACTTCGCCCCCGACATCCACACCGAACTCCGCTACCAAGAATCCAGACTCCAGGAATTCCTCCGCGCCGGGCAACCCATGGTGTGTGACGCCGGCGAACCATGGCTGACATGGCGCACCATCATCCATGTAGCCCATGCCGAAGGGCATACGGTTAGCCGTGCGCTGCTACGCAAGTGGGCCGAGCGCGGACACATCAGCACGCGCCTAAGCGCTGATCGCATCGCATGCTATCGACTCGGTGAGGTTCTAGGCCACCTGAAAAATATGCCTTTGCCTGCTGTCACAGCAGGTGATATAATCGACGCGACGACGCAGCCTGCAGAAAAACCAGTGGAGGGTTTAGGGCTTGCGTCGCCCCGGGGCGTTTTGATGGCTCCTCACCCCGGATGACTCGTGGGGCAGGGGATTGCCGCTCCACTCCTCCTACTTTCTGACCTTCAGGGAGGGAATCCATATGGCAGCATGGCGAAACGGCGCCCCTACCCACGTGAAAACCCATATCCGCAAGAAAATCCTCACCCGCGACGGCTACACATGCCAACAATGCGGCAGCCCAGCCGCCGAAGTAGACCACATCGACAACGCCCGCGGCCCCGGATACGATGCCCTTAGCAATCTCCAATCGCTCTGTGTCCCATGTCACAAGGCCAAAACGCAGCGTGAAGCCCAGGCGGGGCGCGCCGCCCGGGTAGCGAGAGTGAAGCGACCCCCCACCCCCTCATTTTGTGATATTCCCCACACTAGCAGGTTTGATACCGACCGGGGGTAGGGGGGATACCCCCCGAGGCGGCCCTCGGGCCGCGGAGGGCAAAGGGTCTGACGGCCTGTACGGGTTCCCAAGGCCCGACCAAAGGTAAGGTTAGGGAAACCTAAGGACATGAAAGGGGGTGCCGACCGTGCCCGGACCACCCCCGAAGAGGAATGCCCGCCGCCGCAATGCCCGACCCGACTGGGTGACGCTCCCCGCCGACGGCCGGAAGGGGCGAGCGCCCCGATGGCCACTGCCCGGCCGAGTGCAACGTGGCTGGGCGGAACTCTGGCGACGCCCTCAGGCAGTCATGTGGGAACGCAACCACGACGAGTTTTTAGTCGCTCGCTACCTTATCCTGCGGAACGCTATTCAAAACGAGCTCGATAACGGTGTGGTCAACGCCACCGCCATGGCTGAGCTCCGCCAAATCGAAGATCGGTTGGGGCTTTCACCCATGGCCATGAAACGCCTCCAATGGGAAATCGGCGATACCGAACAGGCCAAGCCCGAAGATGATGGGGTGGTGATCGACGCCCATGACCGCTTCGCTAATCTCTGACCTCACCATGCCACCCGGCTACTACCTCGGCGACAAGGGTGCCTGGTGCACCCTCCCATGGCCCACCACCATGGATGAAAAGCTGGACCTCATCGCCCACTCCCTAGGCCCTGCAGTCATCGACTGGGCCGAATGGCGCACCGACGAACCGGGTCTCCTCAACGACGACGGTGAACCCTGGCGATTCACACCAGGGCAAAGCAGATTCCTCATCCTCTGGTACGCCTTCAACGACCAGGGCAGGTTCATCTACCGGCGTGGCTGCAAACGCGGCAGCAAGGGCAGCGGCAAAGACCCCCTGGCCGCCGCCATGTGCAACATTGAGCTACTCGGCCCCTCCCAACTGCATTGGGACGGCACCCGCTACGTAGGCAAGCAGCACACCATGCCCCTGGTCCAGATAGCCTCCAACTCCGAAGAGCAATCTAAGGATGTGTTGAGGGTTGCTAACTCCCAGTTTGGTGTTGAAGCCACCAACTACTACGGGCTGGATAAAGGCCGAACTGCGACCTTCGTGAAGACCTCCCCGGCCCGCATCGAAGTGCTTACCGCCTCAGAGCGGTCTTCCGAAGGTGACCCTGCTACTTTCATCGTGCTCAATGAGACCCACCACATGACTCAACGCTCCGGCGGCCATGCGGTCGCCAAGGTTGCCCGTCGAAATGTCGGCAAATCAAAGAAAAGTGTGCAGGCCCGAATGGTGGACTTCACTAACGCCCACCAGCGGGGCCAGGACTCCATTGGCGAAAAGACTTTTGAGGCATGGCAGAAACAGCAATCCGGTAAATATCCGCAGCTCAAGAAAGACATCCTCTATGACTCCATTGAATTTGACCCCAAGCTAGACATCTACGACCCCAAGCAGCGCATGCTGGCGCTCCAGCAGGCCTACTCCGACGCACCTTGGGCTGATCTTGAACGCCTCTCCGACGAAGTGGTCGACCCCGAACTCTCGGCAGGTGATGCCATCCGTTTCTACATGAACGGACTAGGCGACGCCGAAGACTCTTATGTGAGCGCTAAAGCGTGGGCGGCACTCGCCGACCCCACACACCAGTTTGAGCCGGGGGATCAGGTCGCCATGTTCCTCGACTGCTCCAAATCAGAAGACGCCACAGCCCTCATGGGCTGCCGAATCTCAGACGGGTACAACCAAACGTTGGGCGTGTGGTCGAGGCCCCGCGGGCCCCGAGGCGAAGGCTACCTCGTCGACCGCGACCAGGTGGACGCCAGGGTGCGAGAGATCATGGAGATATACAAAGTAGTTTGGTTCGGCGTCGACCCATCACCCGCCAAGGACGACACCACCGAAGCCTCCTACTGGAGGCCCCTCATCGACGCATGGCACCGTGATTTCCGCCGAAAACTCCGCTGCTGGGCAACAAAAACCCACTCCGTCCTCTGGGACATGCGGCTTTCCGAACCCGGCGCCGCCGACCGGAACCGGCGCTTCTCCCAGGAGGTAGAGATCATCCAGGACCTTATCGACAAAGATGGCCTGGATGGGCCATTCCGGCATGATGGCAACCTGGCGCTCACAGCGCATGTGAACAACACGAAAATCAGGTGGAATAAATTTGGCCTAGCGATCGGTAAAACCAGCCGTGACAGCCACCAGCTCGTTGATTTGTGCGTGGCCATGGTGGCCGCCAACGTCGGCCGGCGTGAGGCCCTGAACAGCGGTAAGGTTCGTGCTCGCCGCAAGGCCGGCCCTAAGAAGCGAAGAAAGGTGCTGATCGGATGACCCTCGAACTAATCCACGACTATGACCCCTCAGACGACGAGTGCAACCTCATCGCTAAGTTGTCGGGGCGGCTGCAAGAGCATGCTCGGAAGAACAAGCTGAAATGGGCTTACTATGAGGGCAAAAACGCCCTCAAGGATTTAAATATTGCCCTACCTGCGGTTGCTAGCAGCATCAAAGCCGTGGTCGGCTGGCCCGAGATTGTGGTTGACTCCTTGGCGGAGCGGCTGGAGTGGCAGGGGTGGATCTCTCCAAAGGCCGACATTAGCGAACTAGACCAAGTTTTTGCCGAAAACGACCTAGCTTCCGAATTTGCTAAAGCCACCCTGGAATCCCTCGTCACTGGCATGGGGTTCCTCGAAGTATCCGCAGGTGGCGATGGGGAGCCCACCATCATTATTGATGCGGTTACCGCAGGCGAAGCCACCTACATGTGGGATGACAGACTCAACCGCATGGCAGCAGGGTATATCGAAAAAACCGGGGAAAACGGCGAAAAATACCAAACTCTGCACCTGCCGGACCGGGTGATCTCTATCATCACCGACCCTCACGAGGCGGAAAAGGAAACCGTTTGTGTTAAGCACGGCTGGGGCAGGTGCGGCCTGATCCGTATCCCAAACCGGTCCCGCGCCGGGAAAGACGCAGGCGCTTCGGAAATCACCACGGCCATCGAATACTACACCGACCATGGTGTTCGCACCGTGCTCGGCATGGAGTTCAACCGCGAGTACTACACCACCCCACAGCGCTACCTGCTCAACGCTACATTCGACCAGCTAGGCCTAGACGAGGACGCGACAGAAAGCGACCTCATCCAAATGGGGTGGAAGGTGGCCATGAGTAAGGCCCTGGTGGTGCCGCCGGGTGATCCTGATGATGGGCTGCCGAACATCACCGCGGGCCAGTTCCAAGCATCCCCACCTACGCCCTATATTGAAGAGCTCAAGATGATGGCCCAGCTGGTATCAGCACAATCAGGGGTGCCCGTATCGTATCTGGGGTTTGCCTCCGATAACCCGCCCAGCGCCGATAGCATTAGGGCTACTGAATCCCGCCTGGTGCGGCGCACCGAACTCCGCCAGCTGGCGTTCGGCCGCCCACTATGCCGTGATCTGGCCTACGTGTGCAAAGCCATTCTCGACGGCAGGCCGCCCGAATGGTCGTTTATCGCTTCTCTCGAAGCGAAATGGCTGGCGGCCGCCACCCCCACACTCTCAGCGACCATGGACGCCATGACCAAAGCCGTAGCTGCTGAAATCACCCCGAAGCACTCCTCCGTCGTGTGGGGCAGGGTCGGGTTCAGCCCAACCGAGCAGGAAATCATGCGGAAAGAACTCGCCGAACAATCCGCCACCCAACGGGCCACAGCACTTGCCGGCGGTGCCGCCACTATCGGTGACGCCACCGTGCTCGACCTGGCCAGGGCAAACCGAGAACCCGAAGAAACCAGCAGCACCAATGAAACGGCTGCTGAAACCGACCCGCAGGAAAACACAACCGCTTCGCGGGGGGGG